AAATAATTTGCTATATGTGGGCTGTGTTTTCTAGATAACATTCTAGATGCAACAGATCCATAATCTTTTTCATTAGTACACACATAGCCTGCACGCTTCAGTGCTTCAGCTTGTGTAATAGAACCCCAATCTTTAACATAGATTTCAACAAACATTTTTTGTTTTGGAGTTAAATCTAGTTCAGTTCTTAATGATTTCTTTTTAAGTCCACCAGGCATTACTTTCTACCTTTAGGTTTTTTTGGAGTAAATTTTCTTCTTACTTCACCTCTTGCATAACTATCAGCAGATGTGTGAGACATATGAATTTTAGCACTATCATACTCATCAGTATAAAGCTTTTGTTTTTCTTTATTTCCAGGAAATAGTTTTTTTACTCTATCCTTGGCTAACATGAATAATTGTTTTCGCATATTTCTATTATATAGATTATTTCATCGTAAAGTAATAGCCCCAAAAGGTTTCGATAGCGTTCCCGCAAGAGTGGTGTCCCTAAGGGACACCAGAGGGACACCAGAGGGACAGTACTAAATCGACTAGAAGTGTTGATATAATTGAATAATAGTCTACAGGGACACCAGGGACACCTCTTTTACCCCCGGGGGTACTTTTTATTAGTCAGGGGTCTAGATAATCTATATAGTAGATATTTTTCCATTGTCCGGTATCCGGTATTGTGTTACACTTAACTTGTGTTTTTTCATAACACTTATATACATTGGTTAATTGCTTCTGGGGGTATAACATTAATTGCTCTCTGGTTTTTCCCCCCAGGAGTTAAGTTCATTCGACCCCCATGACTACACATCTAATCTTTTTAAATTTTCTTTTAATATAAGTTTTTTAATAATTCTTCTCTCCTCCTTAGTACTACATTCTCGATACCTCTTATATAAATCTCGATACCGGATCCAGGATAATTGTAATTTAGTAAAATGTATTTTACCATTATCAACCATTCTCATGTACTCACCTCTAACAAAGTCAGGATCCATATCAGCACCCCAACATACATCCTGAAAGTCATTGCTATTACTAACAAACCATTTATGAGAATCATGCTTATGGTACGTTTCTTTTTTAAATCCTGATGGGTTAACTGCATCCTCTAACGCCTGCACCAGTATTGCTTGAAATAATCTTTGTTCTGCAAAAGCTTTCGGTTTTACAATTTCTAAGCTCAATTTAATGCCCAAAAATTTTAGTAAGTTCGGAGCACAGTTCATAGGCTTTCCTTTTATCTATAGGATCATTCTTACGCTTACGGCCTCTACTTCTTGGTGGAGTTCTAATATACACATCAATATACAAATCCCACATTCTCTGTAGGTAGAACATCTTGTCCTCACCAGACATGATTTCCATCATAATTATTGATTGTTTTAGTAGTCTAGGTACCTTTTGCATTTGCATAACCACGATGCGGGAAAAGATATGGATGTAGTAATGACACCGTGGCTAAGCATTTTTAACAACCAGGCTTATGCCTTTAGCTTTCGCTGCAGCTTTACGTCCTGATCGCCATCGATCCTCGATTTTCTCAAGGAAAGAAAGACTGAAATTTCCTAAACCAAAGTCATTTCCACAATACAATTGAAACATCAAACTAGTTAACTCATCATAAGTTTTTTTATTTGGACACACCATCACTAGCTTGTCCAACGCCTGGTTTAATGCTTCTTCGCTACTTTTTTTAATAGCTTTACCCACAAAATAATCCTTTTAATTAAAGTTAAATTGAGTGTTAATTGTTCTATGAAAATAAAGTGTTTTGAAAGCCCCACTTATTTCATTTAGGCTTAGGAATACTATTTAATTAATAACTGTTTAAATTTTGATTGCAAGTAAAAAAAAGGCCCACTCTCGCGGGCCCTTTCCCAACACCAACCGATGCACATCTAAGTGTCTATCACTTACTTCAAGAGTTTCTTTCCTTGGTTCAGCAAATTCTCTTTCATTTTAACTTCAGCAACACCTTCTTTTTTAGCTATCTTTTTTATAGAATCGCTAACCATTTTTTTGATCATGTTGCCTGGGTTTCTAAGGCCATTCTCCCCCATAGCCCTAATAATTGTGTATGATTCGATATCAACAGCAATTGATTTCCATTTGTTTACGTCCATTGTTTCTCCTATTTCTCTTGATACTCTTTAGATTTATAAAACTCAACTAAATTAATTTTATTTTTTTGAGTTAGACCTGCGTTATATATTCTCTCAATGATCGCTATATAATCTGAAGTAGAAGTACCTGTTAAGAACCATGATGATTTACTCTTACAAGCAGTTTTAAATCTTCTATGATCAAACTTAGGATGCTTGTCAGCTACAATATATGACACTACCATAGAACGTTTAAATCTTTTGTTCTTAGTAGACTCCATACCATAAAAGTATTTTTTAAGTTGCATCAATTGAGATCCAATACGATCTGCATGTTCGATACCTCCCGCAGGAATTACAAATCGTCCTGTTTTAAAATCATTACTGATTCTTGCCCACAGTGAAGTTTGTTTTAATAAAAGGACCACCATCTCTGCAACATTAATTCCATACTGTTGCATTTTGTTTCTACATATTCTGTAGTCCATTTTATTTCTTGCACAGTGCTGATCTAAATAGTTTTCCATGGACCAGTTCTTACGACCTGTGTTTAGTCTTGCTACATCTAATGGATCATCAGAGTCCATAATAATATATGGAATCTTAAGATCTAATTGTTTCCTAGCTTCCAAAGTGTGTTGCCCATCAATGACTTCCATATTTTTATTTACACGAATTGGATCGTATAAATCTTTTTCTTCAATCAACTTCTTAAGTTGTTGCACGTGTGCTTCATCTACAGGTCTGTTACCTCTAGTCTTTTTGAATTTACTATAATTAGTAGTTTCAAAAAATTTATTATGTATTGGTTTGTTCATATCTTTTCCTCCTTGGTTAATAGAACATTAAATATCCCAGTGATGCAAAAATAAATAATAAAACTTTTGCAGGGATAATGGTTAGTAATGCAATAAACATCATACTAAATATCAGGTCTTTCATCGGCTCCCCTCTGTTGATCTTGTATAAGTTTATTAGCAATAGTTTCGTTGATAGGATAAATAGGCATGTCTTCAAAGTTCATTGAACACTGTTGCAATTTTTTCATCGTATCTTGGTACTCATCATCTTGATATTCCAACGGTTGGCCATCAATTGTAGTTTTCGGTAGCCGTGATAAAATATTATTTACTTTTTCACTCCAGAGCAAAAACACCGATGAGTCACACTTTGTTATTGTTGCCATAAGGCCTCCTCTTTGTTACACTTGTTAATGTATCTTTATATAAACATTTTAATGGGATATGCAAGTAAATAATAAGGTAGGATAATATAGGATATTATGACAAAATTTATACTAGTTATGTACATGTGCAGTATGATAACCAATGATTGCCCTAGTCATCATATACCTGGTTTTACATTTACCTCACATTATGATTGCGTACAAAATGGCTATAAAGTAGCTTTTAATACCTTTAGAGCATTAGAGGAACTTCAAGATTTTGATAGAGAATACGTAGAAAATAACAAAATTGTAGTCAAATTTGAGTGCAGACAAATAGAAGTTCCCAAACCAGTAATACCTAAACCTAAACCAAAAGTGACTACATAGTTGCAATCATGTCACAAATTGATATATAATACCTTATGAAGCACTATCGTATCCAAGTAAAATACAAAAATGTGTATCTTGATGAGATCGTTAGCGCTGATGATGATAAGACCGCTCTTGAATGTTTTGTAAAGAAGGTTGATTCAGGAGAAGTAAAAGAGAATGAAGGTGCTGGGTTCGAAAATCCTAACTTTTTATTCTTAACCTTCGAAGAGGTAAACCGAGATGGCCCTACAAAAGTTAATATCGGAGAAGCTTCAGTTGGAGTCAAAGTGGGCAACGCAAGCGTTGGAACAGGGTAGAGTTACTCCAGATATGAAGTGGATTGATATTGAAATCAAAGATCTAAGAAAAAAGATCAATGATCAAAGTGTTGAAGACGCACAAAAAGGTCTTTTTGATATAGCTAGCTAGTCTAGCTTAAAAAAAAATTAAATTTTTCCCTAAGGATACTGCGCTCTAAATTATTCTTTAGCCTCGCCCCAAGATTTTCCTAGTGCAATATCTACCTTAGAAGGTACCTTAAGTGTGTCTATTGCATTTTCCATTATATCTTTTACAGCAACAATGTCAGATTCTTCATTTATAGAAAAACAAAGTTCATCATGGATTTGCAATAATGGTTTGTAACCAGCCTTGTAACAATTAATCATCGCTTGTTTTGTTTGGTCAGCAGCAGATCCTTGTATCAATCTGTTTAAAGCTTTGTAAGTGAAAGCCCTCCTGATGTTATTTCCATATATCGCCTTAGCCTCCTCATACTGCATGGCCTTGTTCATTCCGAATGTAGCAGGCTCCCACATGTCAAATCGGCATCTACGACCCCCTATTGTTCGAATAAACCCATATTTAGAGGCAGAGCTAGATACGTCTGTAGCTAATTTTTTAACAAAAGGTACTCTTTCTCCATATTGTCTTAATAAAGCTTCAGCTCTATCTTTTGTAATACCTAATTCCTTACCAAGTTTAGCTTTTCCCATACCATAGAATAGTCCAAGATTAATTGTTTTGGCCTGTGTTCTGGTAATACCTGCCATATCAGCTACGATCTGATGGAAGTCAGCAGATTCATTTTTGTATGCTTCTATGAACTCCGCTGCACCTTCAAAATTATCATTGACCGATGCAGCGTAGTGAGCAACAAGCCTAGGCTCTTGTTGTGAGTAGTCGAAACTACCCCATTGTCTACCTTCTTCAGGTAGGAACAAACTTCTAATTTTATCTCCAAATTCTTTATTACGTGCTGGGATCTGTTGTAGGTTAGGATTAGAATAAGATAGTCTTCCAGATACAGTTCCACCTTGGTCAGATCTTAGTTGATTTATTTCCGAATGTATTCTACCTTTGTGCACATAACGTTGAATGGAATCTATGAATGTTGAATGAAATTTATTTATTTCTCTTGCTTCTCTTATTAGTTGCGCTATCGGGTTATCACAATTTACTAGCCAGTTTTGTGTAAAGCTTGGCTCGTCAGTTTTCGCTGTCCGTGGGTACTCAACACCTATTCGGTCAAACACTTGTGCAACACTTCTTGCTGCCCAGATATCCACATCAAGTGTGGTCTGAGATTTTATACTTGATAAAACCTCAGACTCTTTTTGTTTGAATTCTTTTTTTAGCAGAGATGCCTTCTCTTCGTCAACTCTTATTCCTCTACGCCTCGTATCTATTAAAATGGGCAATAATTCCATCTCCATTTCCCAAACATCGTGTAGGGACTGCTTAGATAGCTCTGTTTTTAGCACTTGCCATAAACGTAAGGTTAGGCCTGCATCTTGCTCAGCATAGAAGCCTACGTAGCCCGCAGGCAGCCTCCACATGTCTGCTTTTGCGTCAATTCCCCATTCTTTGGCTTTTTCATTCAAAAACGTCTCATTTTTAATTTCACCTAAATAATCTTTAGCACAGGCATTTAAACTAAAACTAAATCTGTTTTCATTGATCAGTGCAGCAGCAATCATCGTGTCAACTATCTTACCCCTGATCTCAAATCCATTTACTAGCAACCAACCAACATCATAACTTGCATTGTGAAATATTTTAGTTGCATCTGTTTTTAAAACATCTTGCATCCATGCGCAGGTTATCGACAGATCCATATTCCCACCAGCATCATGAGCGATAGGGAAGTACCATTGTTGTCCAAGTGCAGCAACTGCAAAACCTACGATGTGTCCATCAAAGGTTGCCCATCCTGGTCCTTTAGTTTTAATGTTTGGATCTTTAGTCTCCAGGTCAATTGCAATCTCTGTTGCTTTAGATAAGTCTGGGTACTCTGCTGGAGCTATCCAATCACTGTCATTGTATATAAAATTTAATTGATGAGTCATTGTTTCTTTCTACTTAAAGCAGTATCGTCAATTGATACTATTTTTTTAAATGGAATACGCATCTCAAATAGTGCACAGTCAGCGCAATAGTATGTATGTTTATGTACTATTACTGCAACTACTTCATCACAATGTTCACACATAATTAATTTATTTTTCTTTTTTGCCATCTTTTAAATGTTCTATTTCTAAATCACAATAATGTTTTATTTTTTCTAAATCTTCTATTTGCTTTCCCTTAAATAAATATCTACAAACATATTTTATAACGTTTGCTTGAAATGGGTTTAAACCATTTTTTCTAATAAA